TGCTGGTCGGGGAAGAAGCCGTTGACAAGGGACTGGAAATGGCAGGGAACGCTACAAATAAAATAGCGGATGCGGCAGACAAAGCCGGGGAAAGCCTGCAAGAGGTAAGCCAATCGGTGTCATCGATGGGTGCGTCTTGGGGTGGTGTGGGTACTTTTCTGCGGAACATGACCGGCGGCAACGGCATGGATATGTTGGGGAACTTCTTCGGCAATCTCGGTAAGGGGAACGTGTCGGGACTGGGCATCTTCGGACTGTTGGCTTCTGCCATGCTGGTATTCGGACGCTTCGGTTGGCTTGGAAAGATTGCCGGGGCGTTATTGGGCATGATGCTGATTGGTAACAATTCCAAAGTGGCACAACCGTTGACTCCTGCGGTGAGTGAAGAACAGGGACGGCCGGGAGGAATGAGAAGGTAATGAAGAATGAGGAATTAAGAATTTACTTCTGAAGACAAACACAAAAGAGACACAATGAATATCGGATTATTGGCAGTAGATAGCCGTTACCCTAACCTCGCACTGATGAAAATCAGCAGCTACCACAAGGCGCAGGGCAATCGTGTGGAGTGGTACAGTCCGCTCAGCCGATACGACAAGGTATATTTGGCGAAAGTATTCACCTTTACGCCGGATTACGCATATTTCCTGAACGCCGACGAAGCGGAACGAGGGGGAACCGGCTATGACATAGGAAAGGTACTACCTCCAGAGATAGACAGAGCCGTACCGGATTACAGCCTGTATGGAATAGACAAAAGAACGGCTTACGGCTTTCTGACACGGGGATGCCCGAACCGGTGCAAGTGGTGCGTAGTACCCCAGAAAGAAGGGAATATCAATCCTTATATGGATATAGAAGAGATTGCGGTGGAGGGGCGTAACCGTATCATCCTCATGGATAACAATGTACTGGCCTCGGACTACGGACTGGGGCAGATAGAGAAGATTGTCCGGATGGGGTTGCGTGTGGACTTCAACCAAGGATTGGACGCCCGGTTGGTAACGGATGAGACAGCGAAGCTACTTGCACAGGTGAAATGGCTGAAACACATCCGCTTCGGTTGTGACACACAAGCGCAGATAGCGGAATGCGAGCGTGCCACGGCTCTGATAGATAAATACGGATACAAGGGGGAATACTTCTTTTATTGCATCCTGCTCAATGATTTTGAAGAATCATTTTCCCGTGTGAACCATTGGAAACAGAAAGGGAGGCGTTTTCTGCCCTACTGCCAGCCGTACCGGGATTTGCACAATCCCAACCAAAGCATTCCCCAATGGCAGAAGGACCTGGCAGGCTGGGCCGATAAGAGATGGATATTCCTGAGCTGCGAGTTCAAGGACTTCATACCGAGAAAAGGATTCAAGTGCAGCACATATTTCAACCATAAAACGGAGACGAATGAAGGTTTTGAGCTTGTTTGACGGAATGTCATGCGGACAGATTGCCTTGAAACGACTTGGCATCCGGACGGAAACATATTACGCCTCCGAAATAGACCGACACGCTATCCGGCAAACCCAACTGAATTTTCCGGACACGATACAACTCGGCGATGTCACACAAGTGGACGTGCGCCAACTGGAGCCGATAGACCTGCTGATAGGCGGAAGCCCCTGCCAGTCGTTTTCCTTTGCCGGGAAACGAGCAGGGATGTCCACCATAGACAAGGAGGAAATCTATACGTTGAAGCGTTATTTGGAATTGAAGCGTGAAGGCTTCCTGTTTGAAGGGGAATCATACCTGTTTTGGGAATATATGCGTATCCTGACAGATATTCGCATGTACAATCCTGATGTGCTGTTCCTATTAGAAAATGTGGAAATGGGCAAGAAATGGGAGCGTGTACTGAGCGAGGCTATCGGGATATTCGGGGTGCATATCAACTCCGCCCTGGTGTCGGCACAGAATCGTGCCCGCATCTATTGGACGAACATACGGACAAAAAAGGTCGGGCTGTTCGGTGAACTGCACGCCGACATTCCGCAACCTCAAGACCGGAAGATATTCCTCCGGCACATCGTAGAGGAAGAAGCGGACAAGAAATACTACTTGAGCGAAAAGATGATGGGCTGGCTGAAAAGGCATGGCGAGAAACGGAATACCGACATGAACGTGCTGGGAGACAACAACAAAAGCCACTGCCTGACGGCTACCGCACAGGCCAAAGGAAACCTGACCACGAACTATGTCTGTATGGCCATGCGTGGACGAGAGACCTGCCTCACTTCCCGGAGGACGGAGTATGGCAAGCGGATACGCAAGGCATACGAAGCCGGCAGCATTGCCGAACTCCGAAAGAACATCCAACAGCTTGAACCCCGGACGGACGGCAAGACAAACTGCCTGACGAGCGTGCAGAAAAACAACTTGATATGGGCTGGTCTGGCCGGATGCAGGCCGGACAGAAAGGGAAAGACAGGCACTTGTTCCCAAAATCCGCTCCCCTTTGGAGAAATATGTATGTCGTGCGGACGCATCCGCCGCCTGACACCCACGGAGTGCGCACGCCTGCAAACCATACCGGAATGGTACCAATGGAAATGCAGCGACACGCAACAATACCGTATGTTGGGAAACGGCTGGACAGTGGAAGTGATTGTACACATATTCAGCTTCTTAAAAGATAACATCCATATAAACATCGCCTGGCAACAGGCTTGAAACAAAAGACAATGAACTATACGCAAGAAATGAACCTGGTATCGAAAAGCGGCTATTGTATGCCGTTTGAGGAGAGTAAAGGAGAAGTGAGCCTGACGCTGGGCTACGGGAAGCAGATCCACCCAATGACACAGGAGGAGTTTTTCCACCATGGTGTGGACTTCGCTACCCACCGCTATATCCTTACCGCCGTAGCGGACGGTGTGGTGTCGGGTATCGGCAGCAACCCCACGCACGGGCTGTACCAAGTGATACGCTACGGTAAGTATGAAGTGACCTACGCCCACCTTGCCAACGCACTTGCCCCCTTCGGCGCACGGGTAAAGGCCGGCAGCGTGGTGGGTATCAGCGGAGACCTACTGCATATCGAAGTGAAGTATGACGGGGAGGAAATCAATCCGATGGAGTTCCTTGCCATGCTGTACGGCAACCTGCTGGCAATGCGGCAGCAAGGACATCCGGGTATGCCGGAACTGGAGACGATGGAAATGGATATTCCGACAATGTATGACGATGACCGGGAGGAAATCGAGGAACTGATGCTACGCTTCTACCCGGAGTACCTACTGGAAGTGGGCAACGGCGGCTACCGTGTGCCGGAGCATACGGAACAATCGCTGCGCAACATTTTCTCACAGTCCGCCGTGAAGAACTATTTCTATGAGATGATACCCTCGCTCGCCAACCCGTTGGGGATAGGAGACCGCTCGATGCCGATAGCCGCCAAAGTGCAGAACCTGCTTATCAGCGACTTCCTGAACTACCTCGCTTTGCGCCACGAGATTTTTCTTTCCACGCTGAGCGAAAACGATAAAAAAAAACGGCCGACCAAGCCATAGCGACTTGCGGCATGGTGGACCCGCTTACCGATTTGGAGATAGACGTGCAGAGTTTTGACATTCCCCGGCTGGTGACGGTATATCCCGACAAGGCCGGAATGCGGTGGTGGACGAAGGCATGGTTCAATAACCGAGAAGAAGGCGAAGCCTCCGTGGAAATCAGCCGGCAAGTGGCGGTAAAGTTCATCCAAAACCTGATTGACAAGGATACGATGCTGGAAGAATACTTTCCAAAACAGATGGAAGTGTACCACCACGCCATAGAACAGACCAAAGAACAACTATTGCAACAAATGAATTTGACATGAGCAAACCCCGACAGACCCAGCATTTTGCAGAAATCGAATATTGCCTGCAAAACTACTTCAACAGCCAGCTGGCTCCCGTGATGAAGGAAGCCCAAACCTACCTTACGCAAAAGCAGGTGGAAGAAATCGGTGCATACCACGCCAGTACTGCCGGCGTGCTGCGCTCTCTCGCCAACGGTGCGAACGGAATGCCGGACGACTCCTTGCCGTATCTCCGGCAGACCGGCGAGTGGAACAGCAAGACAACAGAGGATTATGTGGCAATGTGCCGGGAACGGATAGCCGCCACCCCGGAAACCGTGGAAGACCTGAGCCTGCTTGCCGGAGAGTGGCGCAATGCCGTTGTAGCGGAAATCGGTAGGGAACAGTACGAGGAACTCTCCAAGGAACTGGGTGGAGACCTCGCCTTTGCCTACGTGGACTACCGGGTGGAACAGATGATGATTGACCGAATGGCGGTCGAGCAGATGCCGAAATCATCCGTGGAGTATATCCTGCGGAAAGGTGCGGAAGGCAGCCTGCTGGGATTGGCGCAAGGCATGATGAAGTCGCCCCTGCAACAAGAGATAGAACGGCGTGGCGAAGCCGCTTACCGGCCAAGCGGTGCGGAGAAAGCATGGGGTACAGCGGTGGGTGTCGGCATGGACACCGTGATGATGGGCGGTATTTCCTCGTGGGGAAGCCTTATCAAGCTGGGCGGCGTGGAAGCGGTAAGCTATGCGGTGGGGAAATTCATGGACGGAACGGAGGATGCTCCGGCCATGACGGTGGAGGATTGTATCAGCCGTGGCGTGTTCGGCAGCGAACATAATGTGTTCGCCGACTTCCGTGCGCAAGGCAAGGTCATAAAATCCTACGAAAACCCTTACATCCTGTCGCTCAACGAGCGGTTGGCCCAAAAGATGGGCATACTGACCGAAAAACCGCTTTGGGCGGAACTTATGGAAGCCGAGGCGCAGGTTCCGCATGGGTGGCCATTCCCGGCATACGAGCCTCCTTCCAATGAGCGCAAACCCGGACACGGGGATGTGCCCATGGTGGTGGCACCTGGACGGGAAGAAGAATATCTAGCGATGATGCAAGAGGAAGAGGAAAAGGAACGTGTCGAAACTGCGAAAAGGGAAACGGAAAAAACGGCTACGGAACAAGATAATATGGCGGACAAGCATCCTACGGAGAGCGGTGAGACGCAGGGAAAGAGGAATGAAAACGGCTGGGGCGACTTGTTCGGCACTTTCGGGCTGGACGGTCTGGACGACATCGGCCAAAACTTGGGCTATGTCATTTCCATGCTGCCCGACATCCTTTTCGGGCTGTTTACCGGCAAGTCGAAATCACTGCTTCCGCAAAACAACCTGTTGCCCATCGCTTCCATATTGACCGGTATGTATGTACGGAACCCGATGCTGAAGATGGTACTGATAGGCATGGGTGGCGTGAACCTGTTGAACAAAGCCGGGCATGAAGCCCTTGGACGGCAAGGGAACAAAGTTGTGCAACCCTACAAGGTATATGCCGATGAGCCACTCAATCCACGCATCGCCAACCCGGTGCTGCAAGGGAACAGCCTGATTGCGGTGATTGACAAAGTGCCGTGCAGCATCCAACTGACCGACAATGTGGTGGATGCCCACCGTAGCGGCGCATTGCCCCTGAACACACTCGCCAACACCGTGCTTGCCAAGCACGATGAAATGCAGCAAATGGCACAACAGAACTACCGGGCCGCCGAAGCGGAACGGGACGAGGGCCGGGAACGCACAATCCTACTCAAATAATCAAACAACCCTATAAACACAACAGCAATGAAAGAAAAAAGTCCACGTGAACAATCGGCCGCCCACCAACAGACAGCACTCCTGGTAAACGCCCTGAACGGTGCGGTTGCCGGTAGCGGCTACTGGCTGAATGCGGCGGGACGGAATTTACCGAAATTCTATCCGAAGGGTGTAGCTGTCAGTCCGTTCAACTCCCTCGTATTGGGCATGCACACCGACCAAAGCGGCTACAAGACCGGGCTATATACGATGTTCTCCGACGCAAAGCAGCGTGGAGAGGCAATATTGCAACAGGAACACGGCGTGCCGTTCAACTGGTACAAGTGGGACAAGTACGTGAACCGCCATAACTCGGAAGATATGCTGTCCCGTGAGGCATACAAAGCCTTGCCCGAAGCACAGCAGAAGCTCTACAAAGGAGTGCGCCAACGGGAAATCATGGTCTTGTTCAACATCGACCAGACCACTCTGCCGATGGCGGATGCGGAGAAATACCGGGATTTGCAACAACGCTTCGGCAGCCGTGCAGACCGGGGCTACCTGCAAAGCGAGGAACGACAACTGCGCAGCACGGTGAACCGGTTCGTGGCGCAGATCAGGGAACACCTGCTTCCCGTGCGCAAGGATGCCGCAGGCATGGCGCACTTCGATACCGCCAAAGATGCAGTCTATATGCCCGAAGCGAAACAGTTTGAACACTACGAAGACTATGTGCAAGAACTGATGCGCCAAGTGGCAGGTGCCACCGGACACGCCCAACGGCTTGCCCGTGAAGGCATGGTGATGCAAGGCGGCAAAGCCCCCTCGGAAGATGCCATACGCTATGAACGGCTGGTAGCGGAACTGGCCTCCGGCGTGAAGATGATGGAACTCGGACTGCCTGCCCGGTTAGCGAACGACAGCCTGCCCTTGGTGGAACACTGGACACGGGAACTGCAAGAGAATCCGCACTACATAGATGCTATCGAAAGCGATATGAACAATGCGCTGGGGGTTATCCGAAAGGCGGAACAGGGTGAGAAAGTGGAATATGCCACGCTGCGCACGCAACGCCAGACCTCGGAAATGCAGGAACGGCAAGGGCCGCAGGTGGACGCCCGTGAGAGTGCCATACTAGTGGATATTCTCCGTACCGGAGGAATGGCGATAGACGGACGCAACTTCCCTTCTCCTGAAGCCCGGAATGCGTTTCTGGAAAAATTCAATCTGGGTTATTACGAACGGCAGAAGAACGAAGCCTTGTTGAGGGTGACGGACAAAGATGCCGATGTGGTGGAGATAGCCTATACCGAAGCACTCGCCTACGGTGCGAAGATTGCCACGGCGTGCCGGGAATACCTGCCTACAGAATGGAACACGAAAGGAAACTACCGGATAGCAGAGGAACTGAAAAGCGTGCCTGACCGCTCCACCAAAGAAATGGTGGTGGTGCGCGACAGGGAGACCGGGATTGCCGACGTGGTACTGCCTGCCGGTGCCACCACAGGTGGCCACGTGATACTGTCCGCTACGGACAGACGTCCGTTTTACCTGACTCCCGATGAGGTAATGCCTGCGCAGGAACGGTCGGAACAACAGGCAAGGGTCGTCACCAACAACCTGCCCGGATTCTCCAAGCAACAGATAACGGGCGCATTGATGAAGCAAGGAGCAAGCTATGTGCGCTTCTTCAACAAGGACGGCCTGCTGGGGTACCGTCCCGATGACAGTTACTTTAAGGACAAGGAAGTGTTTACCGCCAAGCTGACCGGCAAGGAGTTGCAAGTGCAGGCGACGCTTGATGTGGCGGAGGCGGTAGATAAAGCCACTAACGTACAGTTTGAGCGCATACAGATGTTACGTGATGACAATAACCGTTGGGCACTCTACTTGAAGCCCGTAGAGGGGGAAGCCTTCAGCATCTATCCCGATAAGGAGGACTTAAACCGCTTCTTCTCCGCCGTGAAGCAGAATGAACGGCAGTCGGCACAGGGGGTACGTATGGAACTGGCGCAGAAATATTATGCGCTCGGCACCGACCGCCCCGAACTAAGACAGGACTTGTTCGGCACGGCATCTACGGACGTGGATGTATCGCTTATCAAGCGTGTGAATATCTTCCGGGCCAAAGACGACAAGTTCCTTTGTGTGCCGCAAATCGAGGGAATGGGGAAAATTGAGGCTCGTGAGGTGTCGAGGCTGCAATGGCAACGGCTCTGGATTGCGGAGGATATGGCCGGATATAAGACACAGTTGGCGGCCACCTTGTTTGCGGACGTGCTGAAACAGGCACAGGAAGCGAAACAGGCGAAAAGCCAAGTGGAGACTTCGGAAGTGGAGCATGGAAGGGAAAAGGAACAAGTGAAGGCTGACGGGGCGAAAGGACAGACGGACTGGAGGAATTTTGAGGAGTTGAAAGCCAAACACCCCGATGCCGTGCTTCTCTTCCGCAGCCGTGACTTCTATGAATCCTACAAGGAGGATGCGGACAGAATGGCAAACGTGCTGGGGCTTGACGTGTCGGAACGTGACGGAGGGATTCACGTGGCTTCGTTTCCCAAAACGGCATTGGACATTTATTTGCCCAAGCTGGTACGGTCGGGAGTGAGGGTCGGAATCTGCGATGAACTGCCTCGTAAGGGAGTGTCCGAAATGGACACCCCCGTTGAGAATGAGCAACGTCCGGCACGACGGATGTAGTGTGTAACGTATGAGAGAAACATATACCTATATATAATAATGAGCAAGAATCAAGAATATGCAGAACGGTATGCGAATTTTGCCATGGTACAGATGCGCAAGTACGGTATTCCGGCTTCGGTGACGTTGGCACAAGGTATACTGGAAAGTTCCAACGGACAAAGCCGACTGGCACAGAAAGAGAATAACCATTTCGGTATCAAGGCGACTGCGGCATGGATAGAGGGTGGCGGCAAATACGGGCTGTATACTGACGACAAACCGGATGAAAAATTTTGCAGCTATGCTACGGTGGGTGATTCCTACGAGCATCATTCCCGCTTCCTGAAGGAGAACAAGCGGTATGCGGATTGCTTCAAACTGGCGGCTGACGACTACAAGGGCTGGGCGCAAGGTCTGGAACGTGCCGGGTATGCCACCGGAGGGAACTATGCCGCCAACCTGCAACGGATTATCGAGGTGAACGGCCTTGACAAGTATGACCGTATGGTGTTGGAAGCAGGGATTTCGCAAGGCAAGGCTGCCACGGAGCACTACTCCTTCCCGATGGAAAGGAATGAGTTCCTGTTGGTGACTTCCCCTTTCGGGATGCGTAGAGACCCGATGAACCCGGACAAACAGCAGATACACAAAGGCATCGATATCCAGACAAATCGGGAGGCGGTGCTTGCCACGGAGGATAAAGGAAAAGTGGTGGCGGTCAATCAAAACGCCGACACGCCGGGCGGCCGATCCGTCACGGTGGAGTATGAACGTGCGGACAACAGCAAGGTACAGGTAAGCTATCATCATCTGGAGGCGGTAGGCGTAAAAACAGGTGACACGGTGAATGCCGGGCAACAGCTTGGCGTGTCAGGAAGTACCGGCACACGGACAACCGAAGAACACCTGCATCTGGAAGTGAAGCAAATTACTACGAATGGAACCCTGCGTGAAGTGAATCCTGCGGCTTACCTTGCCGAAATAGCACAAAAAGGGAACATCGGGCTGCAACTGCTTTCGGACGGCAAAGACTTGATGGCTAAATTCCGTACGCAAGAGGACGAAACTCCGGCAACCGGTTTGGCTGATTCACCGGAAGATTGGATGAAAAAGCTGCTTTCCTCGGAGGACAGCGGTATCCGGATGAACGGTAACGACCCGATTATGGAGTTGGTGATGGGGATGTTTACCTCGCTGATGGCTCTTGCCGTGCAGATTGACGGCAAGGAACAGGAGCAGCAAATGGCGGCTGCAACCCAAGCGGCCTTGGAGAAACGCATCGACCTGTCGCAGCTCGTTCCCTCGCTGAAATCCTGTGAGCTGGTGATACAAGAGAGGGTAAGACCTGTGCTACACGCCAAAGACAGTACCGGCAGCTACTCGCACGAACTGAGTGCAGCTGAGATGAACCGATTGTCGCTGATACTGAATGACACGGCAATGCCGGACGAGAGCAAGCAGCAACGGATCGGTACGGCGGTAAATCATATGCTCGTGGCTGAACGTGCAGCCAGAAGCTATGAGCAGGGCGTGGAGCAACGTGGGCAGCCGGAAGGTTTGCAGATTCGATAATAAATATAGAAACGAAATAGTTGTGTAACAATTAAAAGTGTGATTTATGATTAAGTGTAATGTGACAATCAACGGCATTGTAAGCCGCACGGCTTCCATGCGTACCAACAAAGAGGGGAAATCCTACATCGGCTTTGCCGTGAAAACGACCATTCCTGCCAAAGCAGGCGGCTGCAAACAAGTGGAGATATTCGTGTCGAAAGACGGAACGGATGCGGAACTGCCTTCCTATGTGGTCGGGCAACGTATCGGGTTGAAGGGAGTGCTGACTTTCCGCAAGCGTGAAGAAAACCTGTATTTCAATTTCCATGCCGAGAGCGTGGACTTTCTCCCGGAAAACGAACGTGATGCGATTGAAGGCACTATCAAGTTCCGGGGTACGGTGGGCAAACAGGTAGAGGAAAAGAGAGACAAGAGGGGCAATCCCCACTGGGTATTCTCTGCCTTCAGCACGGAGAAGCACGAGGAAAACTTTTCCTTTACATGGGTGCGCTTCATCTGTTTTACCGCTGAAAAAGATGGTTGGCTCCAACCTAAAGCACGTATCTGTGCCAAAGGAGTGTTGGAACTCTCCGTATATCTGGACAAAATCAACCTCTCCTGCCGGGTGGAGGAAATGAGGGAATGGGTGAAACCGGCTGTAACCGGCTGTAACGAATGAAACTAAATTTTGAGCATGGCAGGAAAAAGATATAATCCGGATGGACCAAGTGCAGAGGAACGTGCGCTTGAACGGTTTACGGAACTGATGATAAAGAAAATATCGTCTATCAAGGGAGACTGGAAGAAACCGTGGTTTACCGAGAACTTTATGGCATGGCCGAAGAACCTGTCCGGACGAGAATATAACGGGATGAATGCGCTGATGCTCATGTTGCTTTGCGAGGAAAACAACTACAAGCTACCGGTGTTCTGTACCTTTCAGCGTGTGTCGGGACTGAACTATTCGACGGACAGACAGGGGAATCATAAGCCATTGACGGATGCCAATGGGGAGAGGCTTCCGCAGGTGTCTGTCCTGAAGGGGGAAAAATCGTTTCCGGTATTCATTACCACGTTTACCGTGGTGGATAAGGAGACGAAAGAGAAAATCAAGATGGAGGACTATCGGAAACTGTCGCCGGAAGAACAGAAAAAGTATTCGGTATATCCCAAGCTGAACGTACATAATGTATTCAATGTGGCACAAACCAACCTCCGAGAAGCACGTCCGGAACTATATGAGAAGCTATGTGAACGGAACAACTTAAAACGCCCAGCCTCCTTGGACGATGAAAAAATGGCGTTTGCCCCATTGGATGAGATGATTGAAAAAAAACTGTGGGTGTGTCCGATTTCTTTGGAACATCAGGATAGTGCTTATTACAGCATTGCCAAAGATGCGATTGTGCTGCCGGAAAAGAGCCAGTTCATCAACGGGGAATCGTTTTACGGGACGCTACTGCATGAAATGACGCACAGTACGGGGGCTGAAGGACGCTTAGACCGTATCAAGCCAGCCGCTTTCGGAAGCCAAGAGTATGCCCGTGAGGAACTGGTGGCTGAATTGGGCAGTGCTTTGGTAGCCTCGCAGTATGGTATTACCAAGACAATCAAGGAGGATAGCGCACAGTATCTCGGTTCCTGGCTGGATGTATTAAAGGAATCCCCAGAGTTTCTGAAAACCACATTGTTTGATGTAAAAAAGGCTTCATCGATGATTGCACAACGGATTGATGCGGTGGCTGAGAAGATTGAGGCAAAAGCCCGGCCGTTCTATTGCTCTGTGGCATTTCTTCAATCTCAGGATGATACGGCAAGATTGGATGCATTCAAAGATAAAGGAGACTTTGAGGGGCTACTGAATGAAGCCACGGAATATTATGACGGGAATGGCATGGATGAGATGTATACTTACAGATATCCGGCACAGCATGCGCATGATAACGTGCTCATTGAAAATGAGAAATGGGCATTGGTCTATAACGGAAGTGTCGGAGGAACTTATGACCTGATGTTGAAATATAGCGAAGAAGAGGTACGTGACCACATCCGTCGCTATGGTATCGGAAGGGCATCTGAAGATGTCAAGAATTTCGCAAAGGATATGGTAGCAAAAGAATACCTTTCAACAGTAAAAGTACGTTCGCCGAAGTTCGAGATGCCTACCGGTGACATTCTATGCGCTTACTATAACAGATTGTCTGATACACTGGATGTAGGGACAGTCGTAAACGGTAAATTTACGGAAAGGCACAGCTTTGCCTATGACCATGACAAAGACCTTACCGACAACCTGCAAAATGTCCGGACGGCTTTGGAAGCAATGCCCGAATATCAGTACCGGGGCGATGTTGCCGGCGAAAGGGTAAATCCTCAAATAGACCTCATGGATGCGGATAATGATGGCAACACGCAGGAGGTGGCACATGAGGAAAGGGAACAGGAGGATGAGTATGTGCCTTATCGGAGGGGAAGATAAGATGTTGAGTGCAAGGAGTGTATGGGCACATTCCTTGCACTGCTCTTTTTATTCTTCTATGAGCGTTAATTGCTCCGGACGGTCGGCAAACCAATAGGCATCGCTGTCAATATATACGCATCTGCCATTGACTGGCTTTCCAAAAGCCAACACTTCGTGGGGACCGAATACTACTCCGTGGTCGTTGGTGAAGATAACCCTGTCACCGACGGATAAATCCCGGTCTGTGTAGGTGACTTCGGAAAGTCGGTCGTAGAATATCGTACCTTCCGCTTCATACCGGGCTTTCCAACGCTGGAAATCCTCTTTATGACTCATGGTCATGCCAAAGGGGAATAACTCGGAGGGGAAAACTTCGGCTTCCGAATGGTCGGAGGCAATCAGGATAATGCTATCTTCGTCAATTTCCTTGGGGGCGGAAATCACTTTGTAAGCTCCTGAAGCCTTGCCGTTGTCGGGGTCGTTCCAATAAAGGATGTTGCCGTTCTTGATAAAATCGTACTTGCTCATTGTGTATAATTATTTAGTTGAAAATCAATATAAAGCATTCTTGTGTTGCCACTTCTAAACCACATTTTTTTGTCCTGCAATTTTCCAGCCATAAACTGCTGCCACATCGGGATATAGGGAACGTGTCAGTTTGCGGAAACCTCTTTCGTCTATCTCACCGTTGTAAATCTTGGCTGCTATACGTTCGGCTGTTTCTTCGTCTTTGGCTATGCGGTAAAGCACATAGTTGGTGCCATCATGGTGGTGCAGTATTCCACGTATGTTGTAGGCATCGCCGTACCATTCGGCATCCTCGCATCGGGTATGAAGTATGTTGGCAATGTTGTTACCAAAAAATTGAAAGGCATTTCTTCTGCCTTGCCATAGCCCTAAATCGGCAAACGCAATAATAATGCCATTTACCTTTTTATCAAGGTTGCCTCTTTCATCGGACAGACCTAAATACACTTCGTCTGCCCATTCTTCATCAGTGAGTTGGTAATCCTTATTTTCCGTAATGGCACGCATATTTTCCAAATAGTTTTCACGCGCTTCATCATCATAAAGCATTTCGCTGCTCCAAATCATTTTCTTTTCCATTGTCTTACTCTTTAAATTGTTGGTTATGCACTTTCCCTTTCATTAGAGAATTTTTATCTCTACCAGGAGTTCTATTTTTACGTGCAATCCCATAACGGCTTGTCAGGCAAAATAAAGGCAAGGAATTTGGGGATTTTGATGCCGGGCTTGGAAAGCCTATTAAAATATTCAAATAACGGAGTGGTACTTGACGGATTTTGCGAGCCGTAACTTTGCAGAGTAAAAAGGAAGGCTTGGTAGATGGGAATGGCGGATTGAGCTAAAAGAGGTTAATTTGCTGAATTTATGGCTATGATTACAAAATAAATCTCATACAAGTTTGTTTTCTCAAATAAAAAATGTACATTTGCAGTATAAAATTATCCCCCTTGGTTGGGAAAGACCAAGGCTCGCCCTCGATTTCGAGGGCTTATTTTTTATATGACTATGGCAGAAAAAAACAAGCAACGAGTAATCATTTACATTGACGGATTCAACTTCTATTATGGATTAAAGACCGCTCCGTGGAAGAAGTATTATTGGCTAGATATTGTCAAGTTGATGGAGTCTTTCTTACGTCCTAATCAGGAATTAATAGCAGTAAAGTATTTCTCTGCTAGACCGACAGACGTAGGTAAACGGAAAAGACAGGATGCCTTTTTCCAAGCCAATAAGGAGAATCCGAAATTTAAGTTGATATTGGGAAAGTATCTAAAAAAGGAAATCGAGTGTTTCAAATGCCACAATATCATCCATACTTACGAAGAAAAGGAGTCTGACGTGCGTATAGCTACCCAGATTGTGGCCGACGCTTTCCAACATAACTGTGACCTTGCTATCATTGTTTCCGCAGACAGTGATATGATACCAGCCGTTGAACTGGCCAAAGAAGCTAAAATCAATGTATTTATCTATTTCCCACCTCATCAGTATTCTAGTAACTTGGCTACAATGGGAAATGGAGCACCCATTCAGATGTTGCGCTATGAAAAGAGGTTTAAGCAGGCATTATTGCCAGATAAAATAACGCTTGCCAATGGATTTGAACTTTCCATTCCAACGGAATGGAAAGTTTTACAAAGAGGAGAAAAATAACATCTCATTGCTATTCAAGGCAGGGATAGAGATACAGTTTTTTTATAATAATTGGATTCAATAAATGGCAGTATTATTTGACAGTTTTTCATATAGGATAAAGGAAGTCGAATCTGGTATATGTTATGATAGATGGCATTTTGGAAAATATCCAGAACTTACTATGCCTGAACATTTATATTATTTGAATCGAGTTATAAATTGTTTGCTAACACATGATAAAATCATTATCAGGACAGATTCATTGGAAGAAATTATAGACGTTTTGGGTTTTGAAGCCTTTAGACTTTTATATGAAAGGCAAGAACTTGTAATAATTGATAATTGGTGGTTTCCAGCATTCATGATAGGAAATGAAAATTTGCTATTTATGAATATGCATAAGAGTAATTATTATGATAAAGTTATTGAACGAATAAATAACAAATATGGTTTTCAGGCATCTTTATTTATCAAGCAAGTATTTGAAAAGGTAACTTCTGATTCAGAATCGGAAGAATATGTATATTGGGATCATATTGCCCAAGAAAATATGTATGAGGATTTCACAATCAATAATCAAATTAGAACCTATTTAAATATAGAATCTGAAAACATCCTTGACATTAACGAAAAAGACACATGGAGTGCCGTAAGATTATGCCTATTCGAAAGAAGTATTGTGTGGGGTAGTTATTTACAGACTGATGAAATAATTTTAGAAGATGAAGCTAAGTATTATTTCATGCAGAAAAACAATCTAATTCCAGAACAAACTCTTAATGATAGAATGAACAAATATCTTTTTGCAAGGAATATTCCCAACTTATCTTTGCTTTATTACAATAAAATAATTGATATAAAAAAAATTATTCAAGTAAGAGATCATGCTTTTGGAGGTTTTTATAGAGATTGGCTACAATCGAATAACTATAATATAAATGAACTGGAGCGAATCCTTTTAGGAGGTAACTCATCTTCACAAGCAGAAAAATGGTTTAGATGGGGACTGGTTTCTGTTACAGGACTAATCCTTCCGGCTGTGGGTGGATTAGCTGTCAGTTTACTAAATGAAAAAATTCCATCATTCTCCCAAAAGATTCCAAATATTTTCTTCGATCATGTATTATCTCAAGTTTTTAATACTAGAAAAAACAGGAATGCTTTGCTTGCTTTGAAATGACATTAGTTTGTCGAAATTTTCAATAATTCACTTGATTGTTTTTTCCCACTACTAAATAAGGCTACAAATATTTGGTAATTTCATTTGAGTGGATGTTTACAAATAAAGTTGATTAAAAAAATCACTATATTATTTTTATCTTTATTTCAAAAATTAGCCGGCTGACCTTCACAGGCTAACCGACTATCACACAATATAAGTTTTTTATTATGAACAAAAAGTAATCCTCATTTTGGGGGAGAAAGCAATCTTACACAAGCGTTCCTGTTTGCCTCATTGGGTGAATAATCGTCAATCCCCCCTTCTGAAACAATTTCAATACGGTTGCTTGGCACGGCACGTTTGATAAGCTGGGCCTTGATGTATTCCGCACGGCAAAGCCCCAATGAATTGTTGAGCGTTTCATTACCCGTGGCATTGTCTGCCGCTCCTGAAACCCGGATATGCAACCTATGCTTATTGGCAATCCGGGCTATCCCGTCAAGGTTGATGAGTTGCGAGGTATCAGTCAGATGGCCGGTATTCAGGACAAAGAAGAAATAGATAGGTGCCCCGACATACAGGCTGTCGGAAACAAGCTGTGAGGCATCACTATCTAAATGGTGGGTATGCTGTCTTTGTGAAACAATTTGCTCATTGGTATGTGCCGCCGGATGAGCGGAAGATGTAGAGTCGCTTGCCTCCGTCAAGGGTGATTGATTCAACCTTGCGCGAAGCGAATTTAATCCGCTGTAATTGTTTCTCGGATAGCCGGAAGAAGCGGTTTGGCTTTCTGCGTTGCCGACAAGTTCGGACAGCTTATCAGCGTATCGGTCTAACAGACCTTCCAACTCCAGAATCTTCTTCAACTCGGCGATAATGGCCAGGTTCATGGCATTGTTTTTCTGTAATCCCCGGTTCTTCCCTGCCAAACACAAGGCATGAACAGCCAGTTCCTCATTCTGTCTTATATAAGGAACAGGGTCTATCACCTTCCGCCAACCGACCTTGCCAATCGTAAAGGAGATTCCTGCCGTCAGGCCCACTAAATTATCCCCGAATTGGTCTGAAGCACCATAACCGTCGAAGTCCTTGAAAGTCGTGGTGCCACCCAGTTCCGCAAGCAAGTGGAAACGGTCTGTAAGACGGTATCTGCCCTGTATGCCGTAGGAAAGAGCAAACGGATGGTGGCCGCTCCCCTTGTGGTGAATGATACCGGCTCCCGCATAAGGGATGAGACTCCAACGGCACGGTGTATTGCCCCTATCCAAGCCTGCCAATACATTCCAAAGCAAATCCGCATGGCAGAATTGATATGATTGTGTTTCCAACCGTGAATCCTTGAATCGGAAACCCTGATAGGACAAGCGACCTCCTATAGCTGGCGTGAACCATTTGCCTGCCGAAACAGCCAATGTAGGCTTCATCCTGCCAAATAAATCTTCACACCCTAATGGTGAACCCAAGAAAGCGGAAGTACCGCCGGAAACATTCAGGAACCAGTTATCTTTCCACGTGGAGACGGAAACGACATCGGTCAGGTAAGAAGGCTGTACCGTTTCCCACTTCTCCTTGAAATACTCTCTGTGACGGGTACACACCGTATCGGCTATATTCACATTGTAAGCCTGTGCTCCCATCGAAAATGCCATTGGCAACATAAACAAAAATATTCTCTTCATTCTATCTAAAATTTGGTTTGTGATACAAAGAAACAACGTGACCGATCTATGCCTGAACGTATGGAAGCCTATCACGCCGTCTTTAACAAGTATTCTTTTTTACTTCTCCCAATCAGACTGTCAATCAGACTTCATGGAGAGTGAATTTCTCTTATTTTTTACGGACGCTCTTTCCACCGGCAGGCTTCATCATCCGGTGTGCCCTCTGCAAGCAACGCCTTGCCCATGTCCGGTCGTCCTCGTCCTCCTTCCTTCTCCAGGGCAGGTCGCTTCCCCCTCCGCCACCTCCATGCCCTTCGGCAAAGGTGGTGGCCAAATCGACATAATTGGCGAAAAGGTAAATGGCGCACTTGAATATATCTTCGCCACGTTCGGCCATGTCCTTAATCAATGAATCATCGAACACGCTTTGCGCCTCTTTCCCCAAACTTTGGAAATGCGTCCTGAACTCCCGGATGATGTCACCGACCATGGCTTCCGCCAATCTGTATCGGACCTGGTTCTCCAGATTATAAGTAGCTAGTCTCACTTCCTCCCTGTAACTCTCCACCTTGTCTTTCGATTCGGCCTCCAGTGTTTTCAACTCCGACAATTTGCAGTCGGCTTCCGCCAATTTCTCCCGTTTGTCGGACAGGTTTTCAAGTACTTTCTGAAGCTCATAATCAAGCTTAGCGATGCGTTTCTGGAGTTCTTCGGAATCCCCTTTGCCCGTCCTCAAATCAGTGGCCACTGTTCTGATTTCTTCCTCCAATTCCAGTTTCTTTTGTTCCTGATTGGCAATCATGGTAGATAATCCTTTCACTCTTTTTTCTGCCAGACGGATGTCCGAATGGAGTTGTCGAAGCAGCTCACGGTCGTTCCCAATCTGTTTCTCCAGCGCGGTACATTCACGGCTCAACGCACGCCTGTATTCTTCCGTTGTGCGGTGCTTGGTGCCGGTCACGCTCACGCTGTCTCCACGGTTCAATCCCCACTTCCCATTGACTTTGGCAAGCTCGTCGTGGAGTGCGAACAGACGCTCTTTGAAGTCATAGATATTTCCTCCGAAAATCTTGTTGAACGAAATCTTATTCCGTTCATCTACCGGTATCACGGTGCAATGCACGTGTGGGTTGAGTTCGTCAAGGTGTACATAGAAGCCTATGACATTATCCTCCCCCCATTTGTCACACGCAAACCTGTACACGTCCTGCGCCCAAAGTTCTATATCCTTGTTGCGCCGGATATGTGAGTTATCGGCTCCATGCGTGAGGTTTACTTTCTGGCCGCCAAAGGCTATCTCGTGCATCCTCTCCCTGGAGCCTCCAAAGATGATATTCGCCACAGTACGGAACTTCGGTTCGGTAAGCCCGGCGTTGGGGTCTTTGATACTACGCTCACGCAAGGTTTCCGCCATGCGATCCGGTATGGATTTGGACTTATCCACCGGAACAACCTTACCTCCTTTGATGACTTCAAAGTTAAGCCGTTCACGGGTGCGGTCATAGTTGCCGTGCTTCGATGCCCATTCCCAACCTCTTTCCGTCCAGTTGCGCTGATGCTCGTCGCTTTGACCGGTGGTCATGCCCTTTCCGGGCCTGATGTCCATAACCTGTTTGATGTTGTTCGCCATGTGTCCTATATGCTATTTTTACAGCTTGCTGCCGCCTTTGCGGTCTCTGCATTTTGCCCGTCCGGGGCAAAGTGCGTATTAGGCTACGTGCTGGAAGCACTTCCTTCCGGACGGGCAAGCCCGGCGTAAAACTGGAGGTCAAGACCTCGCATGAGGGTTACGCTTCCGCAAGTGGAAATAAGGGCATACCCGGTGAGTCTAAAAGGAGAGGCAGCAAGCAGGGTTCTATTGGTTGGTTTGGGGTATTTTCCCAGCCTTCTCTTGATTGATTCCCTCAAAATAGGGAGCGTAGTATTCCCAAAGCAGGCGGAGGTCTTCTGAAACCTTGTCTGGTATCAAGGCTAATAAATATTCCGGAACTTTCGGGCATTGTACGTCAATCAGGTTCAGACCTGCCGATGCGAGTAGTTGAAGGTATATTGCCACATCCCTGTGGCAAACCTCGCAGTACACTCTCTCCAATGTGGCGGAAAGCGTTGGATTGGCCGGAAACAAGTTCGTCCTTTGCAGGATTATATGGGCGAACAGCTTATGCAAGCGTTCCCCGATGCCGGCTCCGCTATCTGTCACCGGCATGGATAGAACATGTTCGGTAGTTGTGATGAACTGTACAGCCGATTCAGCCATTTCCTCCAGGCACAGGTAACCACATATCCACTTATTGATGCGTTCTTCCTCCGGTGACATCATACGGGGCTGCAAGCCTTCCGTTCCCGGCAACGTGTAATTCATTGTTATCAGGAAAAACTTCTTGTGTGCGTCTATCCTCGCCATGCCGAATTTCTCCAACGCATCGAGGAAACTGCGCGTCGTGGCACGGTGCCATTTCCATTGCCGGGCAAGGTTGCTGACGGTCGTGACGAATTGCCCTTTCCGCAAGGTGACGTTCGTTCCGAAATAGGTCAGGCTGTCACGGCTTTCACCGGATGCCTTGTCGAGTAAGTCACAGAGGGCATCCATTTTGGAGAATCTTTCTTCTTCATCCGAACGGAGGAACTCAAGCAGTTCCTTGTCCGCAATTATTCTGTAATTGATGTATTCCTTCTTCATGAATTTATGATGATTATATAGTCTTCGAACGGTAATAAAAGCAGGGAAAACATTATCATTTCTTCCTATACCCCCAGTTTCGATAATGCGGAATGATACTTTCAGGATTCTCTAAAAACGATTGTCTTAAAAAGGGCTTCTTTACCATGCGGCAAACCGACAATGAGGGGTAAAACGCCGCCCCGAAAATCAGTGCGCCAATGGTAACGCCAAGCGACAGGAAGTGAGGGGTAAACAGGCAGACAACAGAGAATACCGCCACTCCGAGAAGTGTCCGCTCCTGCTGCAAAAAGCGGAATACCCGTTCTGAAATCCGATGGGAGAACAGCAACAGGCATACCACGGACGAGGGGGCCAGTTCCAACGGTAGCTTGAACAAAGAGAGGTGGTAGAAGTGGAACATGAGCAGGGTTGAAAGCAATACCAGCCTGTAACACTTGCGGAAGTTATGGCTGAATGCCATACGCAGGTAGAACTTAGTCATGGACGGTTTGGACTTCTTTCTGTGATAAAAGAAAGGAAGCACTAAAAACGTGAGTAGAAAAAGCAGATAAAGGGATTTTACAATCATGGTTATCTATGTCTTAGGGTTCTAATTCGAGTTTAATGAAATGATTGGAAGCAATACGGACAATATCTTCCACATCAGTATATAGCAATGCTTCCGATTGGTAGCGTAACTTGAAATCGGGATTGCGTTTCAATGAACGCACGGCACTGTCCAATTTGTATTCCGGTATGCTCAATACATGGCCTTTGGGATAGACGCTGTTCGGGACTTTCGCCACCAAGTACAGGACACGGCAATGCACCGGATGCAACTCTCCACCCTTCTGGACGGAGAACGTGCTTTCCCTGTCTGCATCCAGCACATCAATCCATGTCCTGTAATCATGGATGACGGATACCAGTTTTCTATAAATACTCTCTTTCATTCAGATAAAATCTCTTAACAGTTCTTCCTCACTCCGCGCAAACAACATATGGCCGTTCTTGATGACCTTCAGCAGTTCTTCCCGAAGTTCGCAGCCCATTATCTCCAGAGAATCATAGAGGGTCACATACAGGGTATCACATTCAATGTTTCCGTTTGCCGTGGCATTGAGCTTATACATCCGGCCGAAACGTGGATTGGAATAGGCACAACATTTCTGGCCGAAATCCGTGGACGTGGATGGCAGGTAGTGATAGAGCAATATGAGTTCCATTTGATCCTCCAGTTCATCAATCAGTTCTTCCAATGGGTACACCTTTGGCAAGAGGAAGGTCAGCACGGCACTGTCCTCATAAATCTCCGCTTCTTGAAATTTCCCCGGAGAAATCAATGCCGGCATTTCCAGACCTGCCAGCGTGACGAACCGGTCTATTTGTTCTTTCTGCATGATATATTGTTTTGATATTAGTTGATATTCGTGATGTATGCCTTGATAAGAAGTGCAGGCAACTCGTCCACCTCCAACGGGAAGTCGGAGTGCTTCAACTTCCTGGTTGCTTTGGAAGTCTCTTTGGCCAACCTGTGAAGTGCATCGGTTTGTTGCACGGACAACAGCGTATAGGATAGTTCATCGAAGGAAATCCACGGTTGAACCAATATCCAAAGATATGCCGTTAAGCGGTTACTGTCGGCTATGTACCTGTTACGTTGTATCTCGTCCAAACAAACGAGGGCATTTTGCAGCAAACGGCGGTTGTTGCGTACCGTCAGGAGGATAACCAGTTCTTCCTTGTGGAATAGAGGCTGCTCCTTCATGGAGAGGTCTATGATATGCCGTATCACTTTTCCGGTCTGGGTCGTGATGTCGTCCAGTGGAATATCCCCATAGGCAGGAAGATGTTCCAGAAAGGAACGGAATGCCATATCTTCCTCTTGCAAAAAGGTGATAATGTCCGCTTTGGATTGAAAGCCGTCTTTTAATGTCCGGCCGAGCATCTTCTGATACTGGACTACGGTCTGTTCAGCGTTCGTGCCGTAGGTCGGAACGCTGTCCAGACCTGCATAAAATCGGTGTGCGGAAGCTACCAATGGCAGGGAAAACGTATCGACTTCCACTCTATTCAGTGACTCTATGATTGTGAGGTAATCCGTAAAAGCCCACTGCCGTTTGTCAATCAGCCTGCCCATATAAAAACGTAGGGAATCATGGATGATTTCCAGTCCGGCCGATGCATGGGCTGTAAGACTGTCACGGATAATACAACTTGCCACGGAATCATCCAACGCATACCATTTCCGTACTAATTCCACAAGTCTGCCGGTGGTAATATTTTCCGTATTTTTTACTTTTTGTAAAAAGTCTGCATAGGCATCGAAAACTTCTTCGGAAGAATGGAAGCCATGTTCCGCAGAACGATTGCAAGAAGCCAACAGGATTATGGCCAACAAAGCCACCCATGTCGTGTGTAAAAGAGGACGGTCACCTTTGAATAACAGGCGGCCAATGCCCAGATGGAAACAAGATGATTGTCTCCGTGTCTGTCGTACAGACAATGTTTTTGTCACTAAATGCAATTTCATATCGGACTTTAGCTTTGTGATTTCAAGAAGCAAAAATAAGGTGTAATATCCATATAATAAGTATGTAAAATGCAAGTTTACAAAAGCTTATGGAATTATACTCCGAGTCTGATTTTTGCAACTTTGTGTAAATCAACCAACGGATAACAAATAGCACAAAAAACATTTTTCAAGCTATCCGGTAAAAGAGAGGAAGAATACATAGAAATACTTTCAAAAAAGAGTGGCAACATGGCAAACAATCTGTCTGACACGCTATGGAACCTCGATATGAAATGATAAAAAAGGTTGTCCGAGCTGCCATTTATGCGGCTTTGTGAGGTATTTGTTATACCTTTGTACTTAAATAAATTAGGAACGAATAAATATGTCGAAGGTAGGATATGTAATAAATTATGCCGGGTATGGTACGGACGTGGATAAAGAATGGATGAAGCGTTTCGGCTGTACGGAGATTATGGAAGAAAAGCAAGAGTGTGGCCCGTTACGTGCAGAATGGAACAAATTGCTTAGACGGCTAAATAAAGGGGATGAACTGGTTGTTCCCAAATTGAGCTATATCATCCGTGAGACACGGCAGCTTTCGTATCTCCTTGAATATTGCCGTCTGAAGAAAATCCGGCTCATATCTATCCATGACTGCATAGACTCCGGCAACGAGCTTTTTCCAGAGACACAGATGTCGGATATACTCAATGTCGTGGCATTGCTGCCCAAAGAAGCGTTTGATGTCCGCAAATCCTCTGATGCAATCCGAAAGGTGAAAAGCCGCATGAGAACATTGTCCCCGGTGGATTATAACCGCATCGAGCGGAAAGAGTGCGTGGTGAATATGTATAAAAGCGGCCACCTTATCAATGAGATATGGAAAGCAAGTGGCTTCAGGAGCCGGAGTTCCGTGTTCCGGGTGCTGAAAGAAGCCGGGATAACATTGAACAGAGGGCGTAAAAAAGGATAAGCCTTTATGTAGTTAAAAGGGGGCTAAGGTGCAATGATACAGCATGGATGGGATTTATCTCCCCCATCCATGCTGCCATTTCGTAGTACGGCTTTTATTCAATAACCCGAATACGTCTGTTATAATAAACACCCTTGAATGCTTTTACAACAGTATCATAGACTTCATCGCACGATACGGCATCAAAGCAAAGCTCCATCGTCCAGAAATCAAATTGAAATTCCACCAATGTTCCCGAATAACGGTCTGACGTATTGTAAATGGTCACGGACATATAATCGACCGTTCCGCTTTGCAATTCCACCCAATGCCCATAATAGGAAAACGAGTCATTGTTTGACTGGCTGTTAAGGGTGATTTTGTTTATCAATCTGCTTATGAAATTATATTTCTTTTTCATTGCGGTATCTGTTCATCTATTCCCACCGTGAAGCCTTGTCCGTCCTCATTCATAAATTCATAAAGCCTTTCAAAGTCATGCTTGACCTCTCCATGGCGGAAGTTTTTCATGCACTCTTGAATTTCAACTTCCATTGCGGCTTTGGCTTTCTCCAAAGTGCTGTAAAGCGTATGGCAATCGGAAACGCTTTCACCGCAATCAACTAATGTATAAAGTATGTGGATGGTGTTCGTTTTCATTTTTGTAAACCAGTTAGATGTGAGGTATATATCGTTCGTTCTCTGCTAAAAACTCTATAATTGCTTTAGCCTCTTCGTGCGAAGCCCTGTTACGGTCATCGTATCGGCGTTCTTCGTCAGCCATGACCTTCAGACATTTCCGGATTAATCGGTACAGCAGTTGTTGGATGGTCGGGTGCATGAATGGGATGGAAGCAGCAAATACGGAATGGTTGAAACTATAATTATTCAACATATTCTCTACTTCTTTTGCAAATTGGTACTCCTTGGTTGCTTGGATGTTCGGAATTTTTTCCATTGTCTTTTATGTTTTAATGGGTTACACATATCTTTCCCTGTCTTCGGCTTCTTTCTGTCCTGCCGGTTCGGAATTTATGCTGCGGTTTCCAATCATCGGCCAGGCTTATAGGTACGGTCTTTTTTGCCAATTACTCTTGCATGACAAGGAAGAATTTGCAAAAAATACATTTCAGACCAGAGTGTTAAGCCACGATGATAGACCTTTGCAGCCCAAAATCTGAGCGGTGCGGACAGATTGGATTCCGAAAATGCTTGATGAGTATAAAAGGAATAATAGGTTGGTTTAAAAGGGAGCGATTTGCTTTCGGGTGGGTCGGATAAGAGTCTGTCTGGCAAACAAGAAGGTGACTTTTCATATCTTGGGCTATACCGAAGGTACAGGACAAAATAGGACGTGTCACCGTTTGCCCATGCCATAACCTGCCTTCCCATATTTTGTATGGTAAGGTTGGCTGTGGCACAGACATTCCACTGATATGGGTGGGGAAAGCAAACCGATAAAAGAGGAAGTCCAAATGATATAAAAGGAAGTCCGACAATCCCTTGTGGTTCTAAAAAAGGTAGTTGGTCTAAGCATATTATAATAGGAAAGCCGGGGAAGCAAACCTTATTTGGCTCACTACCCCCAGCCCTGCATATTCACACTTGCTAATCAAACCAGTCGGGATTATCTGCTTTGAGTTGGGTTATCAACCCGCTATCATCCGTTGTCATTTTACATAATGTTACCAGGGTTAAAGAAAGTAAGTAGTGGGCGGATTGCTCCACCCTTGCTACTTATTTAGGCTGCTACTTCGGATTGTTGTTTCTCTATGGGTTGGGGAACTCCTTCAGGCTGAGGATGCCCGGCATCTTCTATCTGCTCCAACAAAGCGATTTTCTTTTCTTCAATGCGTTTATGGCGTTTATCGTACACTTCATTGTACTTGTTTGTGATGTCTGCCAATTCTTCGGGCATATGTTTTTTGGCAAAGTCAAGCAGGAGTGCAGCCGTGCCATTGTTTCTGAAAGCATCCTTGAAATTAGCAATCAAGAAATCCCTGCGGATAATAGCTTTCGTTTTTGTTGTAAGATTGGCTATGACGTTCATCTTTTCTTCATCTTTCAGATAATCACATTCTTTGTCAATGCCAACGGCTGCATAATTTTCCTTACGGAGAAAGGACAACAAGAAGAAATACATCATCCTATCTTCATCAGCACCAAATTTTGTCTCCGTTGTATCAATCTCCTTTATCACCCTTTTTACATCATCTACTGTGTTCTCAGTGGCGATTTCCTTGTTACGCTTGTCTTTCTTTTCCAATTCCGCTATTTGTGTGGCTATTGTTTGCGTAACCTTGTCACTTTCCGCTATTTGGGCTGCGGTCTTTTCCACATAACAGAGTGTGATGTCAGCCTGCCCAATCTTGGCATAAAGTGTAATCTCTCCGGCTTCGCCCTGCCTGCTGATTTCATTGCATATCTCCATATAGTCTGCTTGTTCTTCCTCGTAATCCTTTAGTGCTTCCTCGTAATCTTCGGAGTTATCGTAATCTCCGATTTGTGGTTCTATCGGATTTTTAGGAAAAGCTATGCAACTATTTATTGTTTCAACGTCATAGCCCGAAGCGATGAGACGTTCAACCGTGGTTGCATTAGTGCAATATGGGTCACGGCAAAGGATTATATCGGGCTGTTGTTGCGCAATCTGAATGGCTTTCTCTTTCAGAAAGGCTGCATTCATTTCTGCAAGACAAGTGCGGTTAGAGCATTGCCCACAACCACCGTCATTGAATAGCAAAAGGTTATTGGTGTTATACCGGCAAGAAGCACATTCGGTTTTGTCGAAGCTGTAACGCTCTAAGTCTATGGTAAATTTCTGCTCGATAAGTTCTGCTATCTCTTTGGCTTTTCGACCTCTCCAACTGGAATAGTGCTGGATGCCTTCTTTGAGGTAGTTCTCGTACACCTCACGCTGCACATCTTCCCCATATCGGCAGATTTCAGAAGCTACGCTGATAGTGATAATATCTGCATCCAACAATTCGGCAAGTTCGGGAATGAGGGTAGAGAAATTCAATCGGGTACGGATATAGTTCTCACTCTTGCCGAAAAGTACAGACAAGGTTTCCACCGTATGCCGTCCGCTATCAATAAGTTGCTTGTAGGCGTTGGCTTCTTCCGTGGGAGTAACGTCTTTACGCTGCAAGTTCTCCGTGACCGCCATTTCCTGCGCTTCTTCGTCTGAAAGTTCGGATATGATTGCAGGAACTTTTTCCAAACCTGCGATAACGGTAGCACGGTATCTGCGTTCGCCAAAGACAATCTCGTAACGGTCTGTGTCTGCAATAGGGCGCACAGTGATAGGTTGCAATACGCCTTGTTGCTTGATGCTTTCTGAAAGTTCGTCCAGACCTGTTTCATCGAAACGCTTGCGAGGGTTGTAGTTACTCGGCTGAATGTTTGCCACTGACACTAACGTGATGTTTCTTTCTGCTGTTGATTGATTAGCTGTTGTCATAATTTTTGTAATTTTAAAAGTTTGATATTATGTGAATATTTGTTTTTCCCCTTTCATCGGTTTCTTTTTGTCGAAACCGTTTTGGAGTTTTACAATGCCACACACAGCTATCGGTATAGCTTCATGCGGCGGCTTTTCTTGCCAATTACACTCCGAAGGAGGAAGAATTTGCAAGAAATTCATTTCAAGCTGGCGGCATCAAGTGCGATAGCAGACCTTTGCATTAGGAAAACCCAATCGGTGCCGGCTTAAAAAGTGACTGGAAGAAAGGTTAAGGGAAAGGATGGGTAGAAAAGGATTGTGAAGTCTCTGTATATAACTAGGTATGTGGAGAATGGTATAAAGGGAGGGATAAAACCTATAAAGGTCTCCGGCTTGGGTGGGTAGAATAATCAGGGCTTGCCGGACAAACAAAAAGTGGCTTTTTCCCGAACTCCATGCAGAGACAACTCGACGATTGTCGAAGTCCCTGCATGGAGTACCGGAATGTGCCGCCGTTTGTCCTGCCTCTCCCCGTGTCTGAGCGAAGTGAAAACTCAGGGAGAGGACAAGCCTTATACCTATGAAAAATCCGGGTGGGGAAGCTGGTGGAAGCTATGCTTATTATAAAAGGTATGGTCGCAATGAGGTATTACTCATTGAGTTGTTATAAAAGGGAACGATGGCTTGTAATGTGCCACCGCATCATAGAAGAAATTCCCTTTGCCTTGTCTCACGACAAAACAAAGGGAATGGTTAAAATATACTGTATAAATTAAGCTGCGATTACTGTCACGGCAGGTTGTTGCTCCAACTCTTTCAAGGAGTTATCAATCTTCCGCTGCAACTCCTTGCACTCCTGTTTCAGTGCATCCAGTTCGGCGGTCTTGCCCCACTTGCGGCTGAAAATCTGCTGCAAGGTCGGGAGTTCATTTGCCAGTTGGTCAATCTTTTCCTGTTGGCGTCTTATCAGTTCCGGCAACTTGTCAAGGGTGGCTTGCGGATAGGCTGCGGAATCGGCAAAGCCCAATGGCAATGCACCGGACAAACCGCATTTGTATTTCAAGCCGCTTTTACCTTCCACCAAGAATATGTTGCGTTCAAAAGCACCGGTATAGTGGTATTCGCTGCGGACGGACAGGTTCAGCCCGATGTAGCTGCCAATGGTGCCGATGGCTTCGCTCCTGTAAGTCTTGGCTATCTTATGCAACTCACGTCCGGTTTCTTCCGCTGTGGCTTGTTGCAGGTTCAGAAGCAAGGTTTTCCGTTCGCCTTTGTATTCTTTATAATATGCCCAATCCTCGGACATCCGTTGTTTGGTTAGCATGGTTTCCTCTATATCCTGCTCAGTTTTGGCAATCTTGCGCTCAGCACGGTATCTTTCCTTGTTGAAAATGGCCTGCTCTTTCTCCAACTGCATAATCCGGTTGTCAAGCTTTGCCTTGTTCAACAAATCCATATTGCCGGAAAGGACTGCAACGAACTCGGCGAAGTTCATGCCTGTGTTCTCGTCCATGCTGTCCTCGTCAATCCTGCGCACGGCTATCGTGCCGTTGTTTATCTGATTGATAAACAGTTGCTTGTTTCGTAACAGGTTGAATTTGTAGGCATCCAGCGTTTTCTCCGTGCCGTAAATGATAATATCCACGACATTGCCACCCCAAAACTTCACGGTATTGCCTTTGCGGACGGCACGCCCGTTGCGCTGCTCCAAATCTGCCGGGCGCCAGGGTACCTCCAAATGATGCACCGCCACGGCTCGCTGCTGCGCATTGACACCTGTACCCAACATGGAAGTAGAGCCGAACAATACCCGGACAGTGCCGTTGTTCATGTCGGTAAACAGTTTCTTACGTTCCTGTTCGGTCTTGGCAGTCTGTATAAACCGTATCTCATTTGCCGGAATACCCATTGTCACTAACTTATCTTTGATGTCCTGGTAGATGTTCCACTCATTAGACTTGTACGTGCTTAAGTCACTGAACACGAACTGCGTACCTTTGTTAGATTTGGAACGTACATAATAGTCGTAGATAGTGGCCGCACACCGAGAAGCCTTGTTATCCGGATCGTCAGAGAACTTATCACCCAACAGGCGCATATCCAAAGCCATTTTCCGTGCCACATTGGTAGCCACCAGCATTTTAGCCATATCCAGATTGTCGGGCTGCGGAATGTCAAGCCCCAAATCATCCCAATTACCGCTACCGGCGAACGACACCAGACGTCCAATCATTTCCTCTTGGGCAATGGTAGGCTTGTCGGAGAGAAAACGTATATTCTTCTGCGGCACGTCAAGGTTTATCATTTCAGCCGTGCGATAATCGGTTATCTCACGCAGGAAGGTCGCCAGTTCAGGAATCTTGATATACGTGCGAAAACGCTCTTTGCGCTTGATTGAGCCGGTGATGTTCAACTCATAGTCGGTTGTCTTTTTCGTGAAAATAGCCGCCCAAGCGTCAAAGCAACTTATACATTGGCGTGACAACTCTTTCGGCCGCAAGTATTTGAACAACACATACAATTCGGTCAGCGCATTTACCACCACCGTGCCGGAAAGGAACGTGGCACCCAAATCCCTGCCCGTCCGTTGCTGTATGTCACGAATGGCGACAAGCAGGTTCATGGCACGTTGCGAGCCTTGTGTATTACCAATCCCGGCAACCCTTGTGTGGCGTGTCTGGAACATCAGATTTTTAAAATAGTGACTCTCATCGACAAAGATGTGGTCGATGCCCATAGCATGAAAATCAACGCAATCATCCTTTTTCTCGCCAAGTTTCTCTTTTAAGGCTTCCAAGTTGGCGTTGAGGTTCTTCTGCCGTTTCTCCAAACCTTTCTGTAACCTTTTGTTGTTATCAGCCATACCGCTGTCCTCCAACACTTCCAAAGAGCGTTCCACGTCTTGAAGTTCCTGCTCGCATATCTCCAGCATGGTCTGCTCGGATTGCGGTATCTTGGAAAACTGGTCGTGCGTGAGAATGATGCAATCCCAGTTGTTATTCTTGATTTTAGAGAACAATTCCTGTCGGTTGGCAGGTGTGAAGTCCTCTTTTCCCGGATAAAGAAGTTTTGCGGTCGGATATGCCTTGCGGAAACAGTCCGCAATCTCGTGTACGTTGGCTTTCAAGCCGATAATGAGCGGCTTCTGTGTCATGCCCAAACGCTTCATTTCATAAGCCGCCACACACATTACCATTGTCTTGCCTGCACCGACTGCGTGCCAGCATACGCCACCGCCATTCTGCTTAATCATCCAGATTGCATCCTTTTGTGAGGGATAGAGGTCATCGTATGGGAACTGCTCAAAAGAGAGGTTGGGGAATGTCTGTACCGAACCGTCATAATGAGGACGGACGTAGCAATTAAAGCGTTCGTTATACAGGCGTACCAATTCATCACGCACGGCGATAGGTTGGCAATCCAACCATTCGTTGAACTTGCGGCGTATCTCCTGTATCTTCGTGGATGCCGCTTGTATGGCTTCTTCATCGGGTACACGGATACTTTCACCGTTGCGCATTATCTCTTTGGTGATTTCCGGAACCGTATCGTGCAGGGCGTGGACGAACAGGGCTTCCCCACTATAGCTTCCAATCGAATAGACATTATAGGCAATGGGGGAATGGCCTTGCAAAGAGACAATATAGGTGTCATTCACATCAAAATACATCACTGTTGTGTTTACCCCGAACAGGTCTTTGGCAAAGGAAGCGTAAATACTTGCCGGAATCCAACGCTCACCCATATTGAAGTCAAGTTCTTCATACGGAATAAGTTCGGGGGTAGCATCTTCCAAAGCCTCGACAGATGTAGCCGCCCATTTTTGAGCGTTGCCTGTCAGGTCAGCAAGAACAGTACATATCTCCTTACATTTCTCCACGACATTACCTGCAAGGAATTTGCCTTTGTTCTCCCAACAATCCGTCAAAGGATTGTAGAATATCTCACCGGCAAGGGCTTCTGTCAGTTCTGTTTCGGTCTGTCCGGTTGTCTGTACAAGATAGTCCATATTGACCGAACCGTAATAGTTAAGGCTGCTTGCCAATGCTTCTACCGGTGTCAGTTGAATGGAAGTATCTATTTTCTTGAATGCAACAGGCTCGTGCATGATGTCGGCTTTACAGATATCCTTTCCGAGTTGCATTTCAATCGTGAATACTTCCATGCCCAGACTATCCCAAGAGAAAAACTCCTTGTTGTCGTTGTGGTGGAAAAAGCCCCACTTGCGCACATAAGTATCATAGTGTTTGTTGAGTTGTTCCCTTAGCTTCGGATATTCGGCCAGTTCCTCGCTTTCTTTGGTTGTCAGTTCAAAGTAGGCTTCACGGATAGGAAAATAATCGTTGGCACGCTCTATGTTTATTCGGGAGACTTTTAAAGGTACGAATGTAACGGTCATGTCGGAAAAACAGTTTGCCTGTTTGTAGCGGAGTGTGCCAAGTTGGTTTTCAAAGAGTACCAACGTGCCGTTTTTCATCCACTTATGCAACGTGCCTGTGTACGTGCGTTTTTCCCTGTTGGGTTGTGCCGCCTTGTTGGTATTAAAGCAATCAAAAAGAGACATTTGTATGCCGCCAATGCCTTTGTTCGGTGTGGCAAACAGGTTCTTTCTGAAAAAACGCTCAAAGTCGGCTTTCAGCATGGAGGAAAGGGTTTGTTGCAAATCGGCTTCCTCTCCCTGCCAGCGGTATTTGCGCACATATTCCCCATATTGGTTGGTTTGTATGCGACTTTCTGTAAACAAGGCGGTTTTTGGTAAAGTAAACAATTTATTGGCATGTCCGGTATATTGGTCACTACCCGGCACGATTTCTCGGGTTGTTTCCATGAACAGCTTTTCACGGTCTGTAAGCGTTACCTTACGGCCGCTCTTTTGGAATATCAACAGGTCGCTGCCTACTTCAATGCCGCTTGTCTGCATGAACAGGCTATCAGGCAAACGTAATGCCGTAATCAGATTGCAACGGTGTACAAGATAGTCACGCACGAATTGGTTGCCTTGTGTGTCAGCGATACCTCTTGATGTGACGAAAGCCAATATGCCGCCCTCGTTCAGTTTCTCAACGGCTTTCACGAAGAAATAGTTATGGATGGTCTTGGAAGCCTGTGCATAGATGCCGCCTTTTTTGCTAAAAGTATTGTCGAACACACGGAAGTCGCCAAACGGTATGTTGGAAGCGATTACGTCAAAGCGGTTGTGTTCCGTCTCTTGGCTGTCAATCGTTTCAAATCCTTCGATGAATACCTGTGTGTCGGGATGCAGGGCGGACAATACAAGTCCGGTAAGCAGGTCTTTCTCAAAAGCCGTCCGATGTGTAGCCATATCTCCGACTGGTAGGAAACCGCCGATACCGGCGGACGGTTCTAAGAATGTGCCCATTTTAAGGTCGTTTGCCGTGAAAGTGTCTTTGATTTGCTTGGCTACGGCTTGAATAAGGAATGTCGGGGTATAAAAAGCTGTCAATACGGACGATTTCAGACTTTGCAGGAGTTGCCTGTAAAGTGTTTCATTCCCTTTTGCCGCTTTTGACAGGACGGAGAGCAAGCGTTTAACGGCTTCCTGCATGGTGTCGGGTATGGGGGTGCCCGTTCCGATACTCAATACTTCCTTGATACCTCCGCAGCCTGTAAACTTGGATAATGTCTCACGCTCTGCGGTGGTCGCATTTCTGCGTTTCTCGTGAATGGCAAGGGCTGTGCTTATCGCTTCGATATTGCCCTCTAATGCTTTTAACTTGTTGTAACTCATACGTGTATATTTAACCTTTTGTTTAATATTTCCCTTTCTTCGGGCTGGTTGTTGCAACCTGCCGGGAATTATTTTTCTGCCCCGAAAAGGTGACGGGGAAATACGGGCAAATCTGACGAGGGAAATACGCTCGAACTTGTGAGAGGAAGATTTCGTGAAGGCATCCACGGCACAGCCGGATTTGACAAGTCTTGACACCGGACGTTACCTTTGCGGAAAAATAAATCCGGGCCGGGTGGAATCACGCTCAAAAAGGCAATCTTGATTGTCACGTTATTAGAGGATAGGGAGAGTTTATAAAAGGAGCCATTTCGGGTAAAAGTGGAAGGGAAGCCGCTCTTGGAGCGGATGGTAAAAAAGGGAATGAGTGGATTATAACAGGAAATTGAGGCGCAGGGCTGACCAAAAGAAAAGGCTCTGTGCAAATCATACACAAAACCTTTTCATTGATTAAAACAGATTGACAACCGGCATACCTCGCTGCTTGGCTCTTTTGAAAGTGTAGTATGTGCCACCTTTGGGAACTCCGTCAAAGTAGGCTATCAAGTGGCCGGAACATGACAGCATATAGTCGTTTCTCCGAAGGAAACAGTCATCAGCATAGCTTTCTGCAAGTATGACAACTTCATCCGCTTTGGCAAGAGCATTACGATAGCGTTCCTTATTATAAGGTGTGAATTTTTCACATTGCCCACGATAAGGCACGGTTGCAACCAATGTAATGTCGGAATATACTTCTTTCATGGATAAAGCCGTTTCTGCGGCAAGCAGGTCGAAGCCCATCGCCATGCCACAGTAAAATATGCGGATGCCTCGATTGTAATGTGCCAATATCACTGTCCTTAATGCTTTCCGAAGCGAAGGTACTTTATCGTAGGGTATGGAACGGTGGCCGGTAAGTGCCACTGCCATTACTTGATTATGTGAATTGGTTTGTTTCATTGTACACTCAATAGGTAGTTTTAATACTCTTTGATTGATTCTATATATTCTCTTGCCAGTTCTTCTACCGCAGCATACGGGTCTTTTTTATCTGCAATATCTTTCACATGAACCATGAAATTGTCTATTTCTCATATACAATTTTCATCGGTATATACTTGGCAATAATAGCCACCTACATTTTCCTCACAATCAGGATAAAATGTTACATATACTTGCGCTCCTTTTAATGTTCTTGCTGTTACCATATATTTTATTTTAATTATTGACTGGTTATAAAGCTGGAATTATGCCGCTTGCTATCAATATACCTCCTTTATAAAGTTCAATCGTGCCTGGCACAAATCCCATTTTTCCAAAAGCAATGTTACGGATATAGGCTTTGTATTCATCCGCTTTAAAGTTTTGTCCGGTCAGATTATTGAATATCATAGAGATAGATATGTTGTCGTCAGACCAAAGAATCATTTTTTGACCTTGCCTTATTTCCTCGATGCAACTTTCCTTTGGAGGATTTCTATTCGATATTACCTTCATCATCTTCATTCTTTGGGTTGTACCTACAAAAATCTACTATCAATAACCGTTCATCCATGTATTTGGAAGGGTCTGAGGCAAGGCGTTGCTTCAGCCAAAAATGTTGTCTGCCGTATCCATAAGCAAAGAACTTGTCAAAATCCGTGGTTTCAGACAATTTTGTAACAACAGCTTGAAAACCAGCTTTGTCTGTTGCAAATACAGCATGGTTTACCAGTTCAACCAATAAGTTGGGAATTTGTGCGTCCCATACGTTAATAAGATTTTCAAATGTCACATTCATAGCGTCTCAATTAGATATTATAAAAAACGATACAATCTTCCACTTCGGTTGCCTTGCCGAATAGTGGGTCTTTGGTATAATAAGGTGGCATACCGCCTTGCACGCTGTCTGCAATGGGGCATACCAGTTCGATACACCGATTACGCAATAGGTTGTCAATCATTTTAATCTCTTTGTCTTTCAGTCCTGTGGCGTCTCCGTTAGCCATGTAAGGCAATGCCCATGTGGGTACTCTTTCGATACTTCGTTCCATATAGCTTTTTTTTAAGTTAATACTATTATTTTCTCAATGCCTGACTTGTTTTCCCTACGTTACTTTTCAGTTCCGCAGGTCGGCATATCAGACTTTTTAAGGCATCCCCTGAATGAAGCCATTGATGGAATAAGGCAAGCCCGGATATGAAAATCAACCATGCAATAGTCTATTTTCATCATACGAGCAACGTGTGGCTTGCTATTTCCGGGCTTCATTCTAATTTCGCCGCACGAAAAGTGATGTGCCGGCTTGCGAGCCAAAAGAGCAATATGCTTCTTTATAGTGGTACAATGGGAATCAATATGATATAACAGGGAGGATTGGTTAAAAAAAGAGAGTATGCGTAAATGTATCTGTTGAACATAAAAAAACGGCCGAAGCCGTTTTTGAAAGGAGAAACTGCTGTTAAGCAGCTTTCTTGGCTTTCTTCTTTTTTGAAGCGACAGGAGCTTTTTCTTCTTCTTTCTCCACCGGCTCATAGAAGTCGGTGACTGCCATGATGATACGGTTATGTTTGACACCTTGCTGGTCAGTCCATTCGTCGGGTTTGAAAAATCCCTTGACTGTAATGTTTTTGCCTTTCTTCAACAACTCAAAAGAAGTGCTGTCATTTTTACGCCAGGCTTCCACGTAAATGAAAGATGACACATATTCTTCTCCGTTTTGCTCCTTGCGGCTTACTGCCAGTGGGAAGCGTGCTACGCTTGCTGTTGTAAACTGACGGATTTCTGCATCCTTACCAACGAAACCTGTTACTGCGAATGAATTTTCTACTACTTTCTTCATAATTCTATTTTTTAGAAGTTAAACAATTAATTTTTATGATGCTATCGGATATTGCAGGTATAGGGCGGCACCAAGGATAGCACGCAAATACGCTATATTTTTCACGCAGTAGAAAAATGTCGGAAGATTTTCGTGTATGTCATTGGTCAGAACGGAGTGACCCGTAGATGCTTCGGCATCGCTGCATTATATCTTTGCATCTGAAAAATATTGTGACTTCGCCATCAAAAAGAGATTGACGAAGGGAGGGCGAAGAAAATAGCAGTAATAGTCGGAAAGGAAGCTGAAGTATGCTAATAACCGCACGTGGCTCTATCCATGAGGTAAAGGAGCAAATCAGAATGGAAACTTCATTATGAAATGAAGGAACCGTGAAAATCAGCAATCACATAGGCATTGTTGATATAAAGTAATACTCATTGGGATATAGATAACGTAAGGCTGACTATAAAAAGTGGAGAAACGATATTGCCGGCAGTTTCAGTAGCCTATCGGTTGGATAGAAGAAGGAAAAAGCTGTTAAACAAGGAAAAAGTTATCAGAAGGTTACTTTTCCTGTCAAAAAAGACTTTGGCTGTCTTTGGGAAAAAGGATTGCGGTGAAACCTTTTATAACAGGAATGTATGTAAACAGATGATATATAAGAAGAAAAACAAATGGAATAAGTTAAAAAAGGTGGATTGGAATACGCTGTTTCTGCGTATCTTTGCAAATGGAAGCGTAACATTATAAGAACGAACTATGACCTTCCAAAAGAAAAGGCATAACGTGCCTATAAAGCGTATCAATAACAAAGAAGATAGAGAATGGAAAAACTGATTATATGGATTGTCCTATTGGTGTTCTTTTACCTGATGAACAGGATAAGCACATGGAAAAAGAGAGCGGCTACGGCCTTTCTGGTGGTGGGGCAACGTGCGACAACAAAGGAGGAACGCAAATGGGGGTATCGTAATGCGCTGCGTGCAGGGGAACAGAAAGCGGAAAGATTCTATGTATATTCAGCTTTGGAAGATTTCATGGATGAGAAACCGATGATGCCTTTCAAGATGAAACTTTCCAATGGCAAGAAGATTCCGGCAATATTCATTGACTATTACATACCCAAAAGGGATTGGAATTTTATCACTGAGGAACAACGGAAGTTTGTACAAATGGTGTATGACTTTAAAGACGGACGTGTGTCTTGCAGCCGTTTATTTAAAGAAGCATTGGCAAAACTGGATTTGCCGGATAGTGTTACTGTTGTATTCATGCCATGCAGCAATCAAAGCAAATACCTTACCCGATTCAGCCGGTTGAGCAATGCTTTGTCGTATGAAGAAAAGTTGCATCCGATGCTGTACAGTCTTACTTATCTGGAGGCTCGTGAAAGCAAACACAACATAAAAGACAGGGATAAGGTAAATGCGGATTCCAATGTCATTATCAATGCAGACATCGTAGGCAAGAAAGTCGTGATTATCGACGATGTGATTACAACAGGAAGCAGCATCAAGGAACACGCAGAGGAACTTGGCAAATATGGGGTGGAAGTTGTCGGGATTGTCTGTTTGGCTAAAACCGTGAAATATCCGGAGAAAGTGGAGATTTGGATTGAATCTCATTTCAAATAGGAAAATGTAAAGGAGTACAGGTTTAGTCCGGTTCTTGTAGTATATATACAAGATTTCATTAAACCTGTTTTTCTAAAGCTGGAGAATCTTGCTTTCCAAAAAAGGAAATCTTAAAAGTAAAATGTGACAGGTTTAGTTTAGTCCTTGTAGTATATATACAAGATTCAATTAAACCTATTATTATAAACTCATCCGGCTGATTACTTGATTATGCACTGAGTGGAAAATACAGTTGGTGATTTTTCTTTTGGGAGGCAAAAAATATCAAATATAGGGAGTGATTTGAGGTTGGAACTTACTTCTTACGATTTTGTGTTGATTGGCTGAATTTTGAATAATTATGTTACTATCTTGTTAATCTAATAAATCTATTGTTTTGTATATTATTGTAATTCAGATATTTATAGTGCTATTTTTATGATATTCCCATTTATGGCGGGCGGTGTACGAGCTCAACCGGTCTTTGAGTCCCAATGCCTTTCCTAATAATTCCAACTGATAATTAAAATTGCGCAATGCCAGTTGATATTCCCTATACGCCTTTGGCGAACCTTCGTCACTATGAAGAATCGGGAACAAATAAGGCGACTGTTCCTCCCAATTCATATACTTTTGCAAAAGAAACATCGCTTCCGTCGTCAACGTCACAGACAACGGACGCCCCGTTTTACGACGACGATAACTAATCACATTTCCCCGCAGATCACTCTTACGCAAATAAGCCAGGTCGACAAAAGGCAATCCCCGAAGCAGGAACATAAGAATGAACAACTCCTGCGCACCCTTCATGGCAGGAGTGATAGCGTCCGACTGCAACAGACGGGCAAACACCTTCTTCATATCCTCCATATCCAGTGCCCGGCGGCGGTCTGCCCGCGTACCTGTATATACGGATCGAAAAAGATGCGGCACGTATGATGCCTTCCGAAGATCGACAGCGCGATTGTAAACCGCACGCAACGTGCGAAGATACGTAGACACCGTATTCCAACTACACCCACGTGCACGAAGACTACCCTCAAAATGCTTCAGCCACTCCGGAGTGATTTCCCAAAACGACAAACGATCGGAACCCTGAAAAGTAAGAATCGCATTCAACGTACTTCTGTATACATGAGCAGTCCCTAAATTTCCACTCTGCTGCAAATCAACAGCCACTTGTTTCATAAACGAAGTAAAACTTTCCTTTTTCATTAAAAATAAATTAATAATTAATATTTACTTTTCCCACATTTTACTTTAGTAAAATACAAAAATATATCTTCAAAAATTTACATACATAAAATCTAAAAAATAAAAACTAAAACATTTACATTAATCATCAAAGTAAATTTCATACATTTGCACAATTTTTCAAACAACATATTATTTTAACCATTTAAAGTATAAAAAAATTATGAACAACAATGAACCAGCTGCCGAACGCTACAGCATTAATGGATTCAAGTATTTCTCCGAATTGGCGAAGGAGTATTTTCCCGATCTGGCAAACGCTTCTTCCGCCAGCAAAAAAATGCGCAAACGCATTAAAGCAAACAAGACATTGAACGAACAACTGGTTGCTGCATATTACACCAGCCAAACAATCGATGTCAGTCCTGAAATGCAGCTAATCATCTACCGACACTGGGGACCTCCCCACATTGACTTGCCGACAAACGTTTAGCGCGTAACAGAAAACGAAAACACGGACAAGAAATAAAAGGAAAATCGATCTATATATTTTTAAATATATCATTTATCTTTTATTGTTTATTATGTATTCCACTTTGCGTTCACCACTTTTTTTCAAAACGAAGATAACTACCAATCATACAGCTATTTACAGAAAGAAAAAAGCGTTCCACAAAGCGTTCGGCAAAAATGACCGTTTTTTCACTACAAACAAGACCTTCGAATCCCCCCAAACGAAGGCTTTGTTTTTTCTCCAACAGAAGCTCCACCAGTCACAAACAGAAGCTCCACCAACCACCAACAGAAGCTCCGCCAACCACCAACAGAGCATCCGTTCCATCCCCACTCCTTCCCCGGCTTCATGAAAGAAGAAAAAAAACAGCGATTTGCGCATCGCGGCACCCTTTATTCATCCACATCCGTCCGCACGGAACCACACCCCTTGCGCATCGCACAGGAACGGCGTACCTTTACAGAAATTTAAAACGATAACCCAATGAACAATTTCAATTTTCAAACCATGATGGAACATGGTTTTCTCATTATCCCCAAGGCCCTGCTACAACAACAAATAGAAGACCCGAACATAGAAGCCGGAGAAATAGAAGCGCTCCTGAAAATCCTGATGAAAGTCAACTATTCGGACACGTTATACAGCGACCGGCAGCACAAAGACTACCTGTGCAAAAGAGGCGAAAGCATGTTCAGCTACCGCGACTGGAGCCGCATTTTCCGCTGGTCTGTCGGAAAAACCTTCCGGTTCATACACGCCCTTGCCATCCTGGGGATCATCGAAATCGTCCCCCATCCCAACAACCCGTCCCTGCATATCCGTGTTGTCGAATACGACAAATGGGTAGGAGCCCCCGACAGCGGCAAGCAGAAAAAGAAAACCGTCAACGAGAAGTTCCGCCTGTTTTGGAATGAGTTTCACAGCATCACGCAGCTTCCCAAAGAAAACATCGCCAAAGCGCAACGCGAATGGAAAAAATTAAGCGACAAGGAACAGCAACTCGCCATCGACAAGGTAGAAGATTATTATTTCCACCAAACAAACATCAACTACCTGCTCCACGCTGCCAGCTATTTATCCAACAAAGCTTTCCTAAACGAATACTGATAAAACGAATCCCAATTAAACGAAGACTGATTAAACAAACACTGATTATGAATACCGAAAACAGAGTTTCACCACAGGCTCCCGAAATAGAAGAAGCCATCATCGGCGCCTGCCTGATAGAGCAGAGAGCTATACCACTGATAGCCGACAAGCTGCGCCCCGAAATGTTCTATGTCCTGCGCCACCAACTGATCTACGCTGCCATACTGGCTATGTACCACGCCGGAATGAAGATAGACATCCTCACCGTAAAAGAAGAGCTTTCCCACCGCGGAAAGCTCGAAGAGGCGGGCGGAGCGTTCGGCATCACCCAGTTGAGCAGCAAAGTGGCGACTTCCGCCCACCTCGAATATCACGCGCAGATCGTACACGAGAAATATCTACGACGCGAAATGATCTTGGGATTCAACAAACTACTCGCCTGCGCGCTAGACGAAACGATGGACATCGACGACTCGTTGATGGACACGCACAACCTGCTCGACCGCCTGGAAGGCGAATTCGGCCACAACAACCACATGCGGGACATGGATGAACTGATGACCGCCACCATGACCGAAGCCGAAGGACGTATTGCCAACAACATAAACGGAGTGACCGGCATCCCTACCGGACTGGCAGACCTGGACCGCATGACGTCCGGACTCCAAAACGGCGAACTAGTGGTAATTGCCGCCCGTCCCGGCGTAGGAAAAACGGCATTCGCACTACACCTGGCACGAAACGCAGCCATGGCAGGACATGCCGTAGCCGTCTACAGCCTCGAAATGCAAGGAGAAAGACTGGCCGACCGATGGCTGACAGCAGCCAGCGAAGTCAGTGCCCGCCATTGGCGGTCAGGAACCGTCAGCCCGCAAGAGCTTGCAGAGGCACGCACAGCAGCCGCCGACCTCAAACGCCTGCCGATACACGTAGACGACAGCACCTCGGTCAACATGGAACACGTACGATCCAGCGCGCGACTGCTGCAAAGCCAACATGCGTGCGACGCGATCATTATAGACTACCTGCAACTCTGCGACATGACAACCGGCCAAAACAACCGCAACCGCGAACAGGAAGTGGCGCAAGCCACCCGCAAAGCGAAGTTGCTAGCCAAAGAGCTAAACGTACCGGTGGTACTGCTTAGCCAGCTAAACCGCGAATCGGAAAACCGCCCCGCAGGCCGCCCCGAACTGGCACATCTCCGCGAAAGTGGCGCAATCGAGCAGGATGCGGACGTCGTGATATTACTCTACCGCCCCGCCCTCGCACGAATAACAACCGACCGCGAAAGCGGTTACCCTACCGAAGAACTAGGCATAGCAATCATAGCCAAACAACGCAACGGAGAGACGGGAAACGTATACTTCAGGCATAATTCGGCAATGACAAAAATCACCGAATACGTCCCACCGCTGGAATACATGCTGAAACATGCTAAATAGATACAGATTCATCCCGATTCCATACAATTTTATATTACAATATATAGCTGTATGGAATTTCTTTTTTATTTCATTATTGATATAAAATAAATAGCAAAATACTTGACTTTCCCTTTCAAATTTCGTATATTTGTAATGTCAACAAGGACAGAAAATATTATTACTTAAACCTTAACTTTTTTAATTGTATGAATGTATTAGTGGAGCGCTATCAGCGCAGAAAGTATGTGAATCAGCCGGATTCACAGATGTTGTATTATGTACGCCAGAAATCGGGCACAGTGAGAGTGATGGACATCAACAAGCTGGCCGATGCCATCGAAGCGAACTCATCGCTTACAGCAGGAGATGTGAAGCATTCCATCGAGGCTTTTGTTGAGCAGTTGCGCCTGTCGCTCACCCAGGGCGACAAGGTGAAGATTGACGGATTGGGCACGTTCCATATCACGTTGAGCAGCGAAGGGGCTGAAAAGGAGAAGGATTGCACGGTGCGCAATATCCGTAAAGTAAATGTTCGTTTTGTGGCAGATAAGGCGCTTCAACTGGTGAACACGAGTCATGCCACTACCCGAGGCGAGAATAATGTCGATTTCATCCTGGCCGGAAAGGGTGACGGAGAAGACGCGGATGGTGGAAACAGCGGTAGCGGTGGAAGCGGAGAAGCTCCGGACCCGGCAGCTTAATCATTAAAAACAGTGCCGCATGGGTATTACAGAGTGATTTCTACAGTTACTCTCCATGCGGTTTCTGTTTTCTTCTACATTTATTTTTTAATTCTCAATTTTCAATCCTCAATTTATTAAAATGCTCGATAAAATCATAGAGATCATTATGACGATCCTGCCCTTTCTGGGCAGTAATCGCAAAAAGCGCAAAGTAATGGCGCAAGAAGTAAAAGAGTTCAGCGAACTGGTGAAAAACCAATATACTTTTCTGATGCAGCAATTGGAAAAAGTGTTGAAGGATTATTTCGACCTTAGCTCGAAAGTGAAAGAGATGCATACGGAGATATTCTCATTAAGAGATCAGCTGGCACAGGCTGCTGCCTTACAATGTATTAATAAGGAATGTGCACAACGTAGTGCAGCAGAGGCATGATAATGATTCAATTAATGCAAATTATGGAACCTGTGCAATTTACAGAACCTATTCAATCTATTTAATCCATTCATGAGAACTATAAACCTGATAGTAATCCATTGCTCCGCTACGCGCGAAGACAAGAGTTTCACAGAATATGACCTGGACGTCTGTCATCGCAGACGAGGATTCAACGGAACGGGTTATCATTTCTATATCCGCAAGAACGGGGATATAAAATCTACCCGTCCGATAGAACGAATTGGTGCGCACAGCCGCGGTTTCAACAAAGAAAGTATAGGTATCTGCTATGAGGGCGGACTCGATCGCAAAGGACAACCGAAAGATACCCGTACCGAATGGCAGAAACATTCGCTCCGGGTATTGATTCTCGCTTTATTGAAAGATTATCCGAATTGCCGGATCTGCGGACATCGGGATCTAAGCCCCGACCTGAACGGAAACGGCGAGATTGAACCGGAAGAATGGATCAAAGCCTGTCCTTGCTTTAATGCTGAAAAGGATTGGGATAAAGTCTAA